TGAGCGTCACGAGCATGGCTTTCTCGGCCAGCGATTTGATCTGCACGGTCGGCGCGGCGGGTTGTGGGACAAACTCAGATACATGCTTCCATGAGGACGCCGCGTCGTCGTTGTTGGTTTCTGCTGCGGGTGGGGCGACGGGTGATGTGTCGTCGATGATCGGGGCGGACGTGGCGGCGTCGAGCGCGGCCTGTAGTTGTGCTTGCATATTCATGACGTCAGTTCCTCCAGTTGTTGACGCGTTGACACGTCATGTTTAAGTTTAGCCATAGTGGGTTCTGCGAACGGGCCACGCTTATGCCCTTTACACATCTCACAAGAACATTGGGCCAGATCGTTAGCTTGTTTCTTCGCGCGGATGTAACGCTCTTCATACGTTTCGCGTGGCATAGCTTCGATGGTGCTACGAAAACCAAGTAGCTGCCTAACTTGCAGTGACCTGTTTATCATGCGCTCTTGTTGCGCACGTCGGTACGCTATACTTCTAGCCATCAGTTGCCACCCATGAAGATGTCTTTGTTCTTGATAGCCCAGTCGATGAAGTCTTTGGTCTGTTGCAACTCAGGGCTGAGGCGCAGGGCGTCGGTGACGTAGACCATCTGGAACTCTTTGGGCAGACGGCTGACGTACTGCATGTCACGGCCAAAACTGTCTGGCGTAGCTGTCATGGACAGCGCAGTCGCCACGGCGAACCGCACGGCTGGCTCAGACGGAACCTCGGCGTTGTTGGGGTGTAGACGTATGCTGTCGATAGATGGCATCTTGTGCATCATGTCACGGGCAGCAACCCACTCGGCGGCGTTACCCTCACCGACTTTACCCTCGGCGATCATCAAGTAAAGATCAGTAGGCAGGTCGGCTGGCACCTCGGTAAGTAACTTGAACCACGAGCGCTGCGTGCCGTTGCTACGATTGATAGGGTCGTAGTTGTTGAGCAGGTCAGGACGGAGACGGATGAACGCTACACCCAGAGGGTCAACGCCACTCTCGATTGCATGACCAGACCAGTCGTCGACGCTTGTCTCCATGTCGAAGTGGTACATACGGTCGTTAAGGTGGCCTAGCAGCGGCTTGGCACCGGCTTTGTCTTGGGCGCGGTTGCCTGTACATATGATGCGCACCTCGGGGTCGAGCTTGAACGTCGGCGTCTCTCGCTCGAGAATAAAGCCAGCAGCCCAAGTTTGATGGTGTGTGGATGACTGCGCCAACTCCTCGAGTACGATAAGGCCGGGGCCAGTACCCTCGCGGAAGTCATAGAACATTTTGGGTGGGTTGAATATTGTCATGCCGTCGACGGTGACGCTAGGCACACCTGTGAAGTCGACGATGTCGTGGTTGTTGACATGCACCACAAGGATACGCTGGTCGGCTAGACCAAGGTTGGCACCGACTTTGAGCGTACACGCTGTCTTGCCCAGACCTGGCGCACCGACGAAGTTGATGACGGCGTGTGGTGTTTTGCTGAGCAGCGATGTGGCGGCTGTCTCGCATTGGCTAAATGATGGCATATTGGATACTCCTTGTATGCACAGTTGGAATCGGACGTGCGCAAGTAATGTCACACGTGCTTACACGTTAACAGATAGGGTGTCAACTAATTAGATTTATGAGGTCGCGCTCAGCGCTTCGTTGAATGAAAACCCGCTGTTGACGTCGCAGCCGACGCCGTAGGCTTCTTCCAGTTTGACGTTGTTCTTATACAACGTGGCGATCTGACCTTTAGTCAGTGGGCAGGTGATGAACCCATGACGGGCGAAATCACGCTGCAAAGTCGCAGTGAACCATTTCATTCGTCATCCCCCACAGGTGTGTAGCTTACTTTGATGTCGAACGAGATGGAGCCGACAACGACTTCGTGATGCTCCGCAAGTATTTCGCAGATGATGTCACTAATCAGGTCTATGTCTTTACCTGTGTAGTGTTCGGGTTTTATGGTGAGTTCGGGCATTTACGCGTTCCTCCATCCAACGGTTTCGGTTTCGATGCGATAGCCAAGGTTCTCGATGAGAGCCAACACGTGAGGCGTCAGTGTCTTGGTGCCAGCGATATGCGCAAAATGTCTCGCCTTGTCGCAGTGCGGGTAAACTTTACGTTCGCCGTACACGTGGCGCACCTCGACGATGATTGATGTGTCGTTCATGATCGGTCTCCTAGTCAAAAGGGTAGAACACGCAGTCGCCGGGGATATGCGCGCCATATGCGGTGATGAACATCTCGCCACAGCCAGTAATCCAGTTTATCCACAGCCACGCCATGAGCAGAGACATGAGCAAAGCTGGCACAATTACACGCATGGGCTTTATGACAAAGTATGAGAACAGTGAGAGCGAAACGTAAAACGCGCGGGAACGTGGTGACATGTTAGCATCTCCAGAGTTAAGGATTTTGAGGGGGCTTTATGACAAAATAGCTTTATGACAAAACCTTTATGACAAAGTTACATGCGTTGTGGCTTGCAAGTCGTTGAAAAGGAATCTTTGTGACATTATGACAAAGTCACGGGATAAGCTGAGGGGCAGAGAGGGGGAGCGCGCGAAGCAAGCGAAGCTCACACACTTTTTTCCTCCTCTATATTATTATTTATCTTTGTCATAATGTCATAATGTCATAAAGGGGGGGTCAAACGTATGTTTTTAAACACTTTGGCTTTATGACAATCCATGTGACAAAGTAAAATAGCCTCTATTTTGTCATAAAGGCTATTATTGGGGTAATTAGGCCGCGCTGAACGCGGCGGCGAAGGCAACACTGGATACTTTGGGGTTGTTCTTGAGCGCCCTCTGGACGAACGCGATGAGGTCAAACTCTTTCTCGTCACTTGGCGCTTTGAAGGCGTTGGCGAACTTGGGGCCACGCATGGACACTTTGTCCTCAGCCAAGTCGTGCAGTATGGATACAGCCTCGTTAGACAATGTCGCACCTTGGATTTTGATGCCGACAAGTTGATTTTTTCTGCGCGTGGCTTCCGCGCCGATGTACACCTTGCTGAACGTCGACACGATGAGCGTGGCAGTCTTGTTGTCGCCGCGACGCTTGGCGGCTTGATACATGCGGGTGATAGGTGTGGTGTCACGTGACTCGATCACGAAGTTGACAGCAGCCACAAAGTGCTTGGTCATGGTTGCACCGTTGCCCACGGAGGACGCAAAGTTAGCAACGCATTTGTCGATACAGAAAGTTGTATTGGTCATGATATTCTCCATTGTTAGATGACAAGTTATCGTGCAGTAAACACGGCAAAGCGCCCACGTTGTCCGCGTGGGCGCTCAATCTATTTACTTTGGCCTACACACCACGCGTCCCATGTGAGGATGCCCACATAGTTCACGCGCCGCGACCCGCGACATAATCCCTCGAGACTATGCGTTGTGTCGCGCAGTATTCCAGTCTTCCCCCTACGTTTTCGGTCAGGGCAACCCCATTTCCCCCAAGCCCCCGGCGTACGCTATTCGCGCCAGAGAACCGAGAGACAGTGACCGCGTGCGTATCTCTCGTGGGTATCGGTTTAAGGCGAGAGCGCGATTGTCATACGCGGGGTCAAGCCCTTGCTTCGATTTATCTTTCCCGTAACCCTCGCAAAAGGGGCATCTCCGAAACGACGAGAGCGGGGTGCACGATTGCTCATGTGCGGAGAGACCCCGCGAGCCGTGCTATGTCAAACAACGTGAGCGGAGCATCACTGCGTCCCCTCAACCATGGCGCAGCGTAAACGGAGGGGGGGAGTGGCCGAGGGGGGTGGGGGGGCCACCCAGCCCTTATGTAGTACGTGTATCGCGACCCCTATTTTTTCCAAGTGTTCCCTTTTTGTTCTAAATAACCTAGAACATTGACCCAAAACTATCTAGGTGTTAACGTGTGAGCATGAGCAACCATGTGTACAAAGCAATAGACCCGACCAAGGTCGACCAAGCCATCCTGTCCCCAGCTGATTTGCAGGCTATCGAAGACGATCCGAGTAAAATCGAGACGGTGGCACGTATGTTGGGCGCGGTGAACCTAGATAACTTGTTCCGTCACATGCAAAACCCCACAATTAACCCGACGGCCCGGATAGAGTTCCAGAAAATGCTCAATAAAATGGGCAGGTTGGAGCCGGATACCAAGTTGGATGCTGGTGTAGGTGGCCCACAGGTGGTCATCAACATAACGCGCGCCAAAGATCAGTCCGATGCCCTCACCATCGAAGGTCAAGCGGTAGACGATGCAACATGAAATAGATTTTGAGGTCATCGAGAGCCTAGATGACTTCTTTTACTCCGAAAAGTTCATATCTTTGGCGGTAGGACCGGTCGGATCGACCAAAACTACAGCTGGTATCATGAAAATCCTGCACCATGCGGCACGAATGGCCCCGTGTAAGGACGGAATTAGGCGTTCTAGGACCATTTGGGTGCGAAATACGCGAGAACAGCTGCGCGATACGTCAATTCCTGACTTTTTGAAGTGGATTCCTGATGGAGTTATGGGGTCTTTCCTCAAAACTGAGTACAAATTCGTCCTAAAAGTAGGTGATATTGAGTGCGAAGTGCTGTTTCGAGGGCTAGATGACGCCAATGACGTGCGTAGATTGCTGTCATTACAGGCCAGTTTTATCATATTTGACGAGTTTCGTGAGATTCACCCCGATATTTACAACGCAGCTCAAGGTCGTGTGGGCCGGTATCCTGACAAAATGATGAACGGGGTGGGGTGTGTAAGTGATGATGGGAAGCAGAATATGCACATTTGGGGGATGACGAACCCCCCTGATATGGATACTTTCTGGGAAACTTTGCTCACAGAGCCGCCTGACAACGTGCATGTAACCATACAGCCGTCTGGGCTTTCTCCCGAGGCCGACTGGACGAAGTTCTTACCTGACGACTATTATGACAACCTAGCTCAAGGGAAAACTGAGGACTGGGTTGACGTGTATATACACGCTGAGTTCGGCAAGTCGCTCAGTGGGCAGCCCGTGTTCCGTTCGTTCGACCGGTCGGCGCACTCCTCAGATGAAGAGTTGACTCCCATGTTCAGTGACAGCCCGCTCCTCATAGGCATCGACGCGGGGTTGACCCCAGCTGCGGTGATCGGCAGCGTGACGCACGACGGGCGACTGGTCGTGTACGACAGCCTGATCTCGGATGGCATGGGCGCGTTGAGGTTCGTGCGTGAGAGACTCAAACCGCTGTTAAGTAACAAATTTCCGGGGCGTCGAGCGATAGTTATTATAGACCCCGCCGCGTTCCAGCGTGTCCAGACGGACGAGAGAACCGTGGCGGATATATACAAGAACGAGGGGTTCGTCGTGAAGCCCGCGAGGACCAACTCAATCGCGGCGCGTATCGCTGCGGTGGAGAAATATCTGACCCGTGTGGTAGACGGTAAATACAGTTTCGTCGTCGACGCTCAGAGCGCGTCGTCGTTGGTGCAGGCGTTGGCCGGGAAGTATCGGTACAAGATCAACACGAAAGGGGCGCGGGACGAGAAGCCCGAGAAGTCTCATCCGTGGTCGGACGTCGCCGACGCCTTTCAGTATATGTGCCTACACGCCGACGGCGGAGAGACCTTCGGGGCAAGCTCGTGGGGAACGCAGCGCAAAGAGGTCGTACGCGTCTCGTCTAGCGGCTGGACCTAATCTGTTGACGTGTGAACACATAAGTGTTACCGTACGCATGACGTCACAGGTGAGATTATGATATGGCGCTAGGCTCGGCCCTAATTCCTGTTGCACGTGCTTCTGATCTTGAGGCACAAGCGCAACGTGCTTCTGATGAGAAACAAAATACCCCTATGATCCAAGGGCTGGCTTCCCACGTTCACAAACGTTGGGAAGTGATGCGAGATCACCACCAAGACAATTTAGAAGAGCGCCTTGCGAAGTGCGTACGCGCTCGGAACATGGAGTACGAACCTGCGAAACTTGCTGAAATACAGGAGCAGGGTGGCTCAGAAATCTTTATGGGTATTGTCAGTGCTAAGTGCAGGACTGCTACTGCTTGGCTGCGAGATACGCTTTTAGGTGTCGGCACAGACAAACCTTGGTCTCTGACCGCTACGCCTATTCCAGAGGTGCCACCGGACATAACTCAGGCGATGCAGAACATTATGCAGCAGAACCTGATGCAGTATTACGATGCTGGTGGAGAACCGCCAGACGAGGCTGAGCTTAAACAGCTTGCGTCGGGTATGAAAGATACGGCCATGCGGTCCATGAAGTTCGAAGCGGAGAAGCGCGTCGAGCGGATGGAAACCAAAATGGAAGATCAGATGCTTGAGGGCGGCTTCACCAAGGCGCTGTTCG